AATTACTTTGTCCCCAAAGAGAACTATCTGTACCACCAGTTAAATCATTCAAATCTGCTTCTACTAAATCACCATCAACACTATCTCTTACTTGCATACGAACATATGCTTTGAACGGTAGAACATTACCATTTGAATCCTTTGGAAACTTATCTTCAAAACCATCAATAACAGAAACTGGAGGATTTAAAAGATTTATGGATTTTTTTGTTGTATCCATAAATTTTAATTTAAGTCTGAAGGTTGCACCTTCATCTGCTAATATATCATAATAGGCTGCTGGCATCGAATGTTCCTCCTGCTGGTGCTGATGGCGCTTGAGTATCTATGCTACCTGCTCCACCTCCCTGTGTTTCAGGAGCAATTTGTTGTTCTCCAGTTTGTTGTTGAAGTTGTGCATTTGCTGCCATAGTTGCTTCTGCTGCCGCTTCTTGTTGTTTTTGTAATTCTATTTGTTTTTCTTCTAAAATTTCATTATCTATTTGTTGAATTTCTATATCGGTTTGACGAAGAAGATTCTTTCTTAACCATCTATCAGAATAGAATTTACCAGAATAATCTGCAGCATCACGAAGTATCGCTATTCTATCACGAAGAATTTCTGCTTGTTTTGATTCTGCAAAATATGAATCAGTTGCATATTTGAATTGAATATTTTGATAAATTTCTTTCCAATCCTCATCGCTCATTACTTGTCTTGATAGAAGTTGTACTCTTAAGAAATTTAAGAATAGTTCACTAAACTTCATACGAAGTCTATTGATAAATTTAGCAAACTTTAATTCATCTCTTGAAATTTCTGAAGCACGACCCATATTGAATCCTGTATTTGCTTCAATACGAGATTCTGGAATGTTGAGTGCTTTTAATAATTTCTTTTGGAAGTACATAACATCTGCCATCTCTCCTAAGTTTTGTCCACCAGGAAGAGTGGAAATTTCTGTGCCACGCCCACCTTCACGACGGGGTAGCCAATAGTCTTCCAACATACTCATGTGTTTACGATCATCACGAAGTTCTCCGGTATTTGCATCGTAAACAAGTTTATTGCGGAAACGATTCATCTGATCGCGCATGTATTGCTCTGCTTTGTTCTTTGGTAAAGAACCGACATCGATATAGAATACACGACGCTCTGGAGCACGCGACCAACGATAAATGACTGTAGCATCTTCAACCATTCTCAATTGATTGAGTGGTTTAATTGCTTTATGTAAAAATCCTATTATTCTTTTACTGGAATAATCATACAATCCAGAATTTACATAATTAATCGAATCAGTTGAAATCTTTAGTCCTTTAGTATCATATGGACTTAATTTTTCATAATTAGAAAACACATAATATTCTCTAACATCTTCTATTACTGGTACATTTCCAAGTTTATTACTTTTCTTTACTTCACGAATTTTCTTAATTAATAATGGATCTATTAGTCTGACTTCCTTTAGTCCCATTGTAGAATCATCATGTAAAATGTGATGATAATACAGACGACCATCTATATACCATTTTCTGAATATTTCTTGTGCTTTGTTATTAAAATTTAATAACTGAAGAATTTTTTCAAATTCTTCTTGAATAATTTGTTTAATTTCATTTGGTACTTGTAGTTTATCTAAATCTAATTCTACAATTTTACCTTTTGCATCTTCAGTTATTGCCTCATTCACAATATCATCAATTGCTTGATCGAGTTCTGCATGGAGACTCATTTCACGATATTTTCTTACTAAATCAACATCTGCTTTCAAAGTACCATCAAGATCAATATAAAATCCTTGGAACCCACCTGCTTCGATAACGGATGCACCATCATCGAAATTTTTGGGAACAAAGGATTCTATCTTATCCTGTGGTTTGTCTTTTTTACCAAATGTAAATCCAAATAATTCAAAAGCCATAATAAAATCCTTATTTTAAAATACTAGTAATATCAGCGACTGATGCCGAATCCGAAGCTGGTATTTCCTGTATTTATACCGAAACCAATTGAACTATTTTGACCTGTTGTGCCGACTCCTACGCCGCCACCAGCGCCTCCTACTCCTATTGCGGTTCCTGTACCTAATCCACCAAATCCTCCACCCAATCCTCCACCGAAACCACCAAACCCAGGAATACCGAATCCGGCTGCACCTGCTCCTGCTACTGCGCCTGGACCAACTGCACCAACTCCTGATGCTCCGTTTACTTGGAATGGAGAAGAACTTGTTACAAAGTATGAATATTTGAATGTTACTTGGAAATCAGAAACTGTATCGTTTTGATCATATCCCAATTGAACTGATGCAATGTTCTCTGGCCAAAGATCAAAGAATTGATACCACTTAACTACTTGATAATTTCTTGAAAGTTGTGCTACAGTTGCTGCACCAAATGCTCCACGAGGATTTGGAAACGCAGTTGTATTACCTGCATATGAGTTGAATAATTCGTTCCAATATTCGAAAACATTTCTTAAAGACATGCCTTGATCGTTGATAATGTCAATTGTCCAATCTTCGAATTGACGATCACCAGGATACTTTGCCATACGACCGAGGTATGGAACATTTACTTCACCAAGAATTGATGAAGGTAGTGTTGCTGCCTTGCAGAAAAATTGTAATTGTGGTAGTGGACCTACTGGACAAGCCAATGTTACTGAATAAAGATTTGGTCTTGAACCGCCGTCGAAGGCTGACATGAATGAATTGATTGATGAGTCTGCCATTTATTTTGCTCCTTGATTCCTCTTTTATTTATCTTTATTTTTGTAATTATCCACCGAATTCTGCGAAAGTTACACCTGTTGGGGTTGCAACGAAGTTTAGACGGATGAAGTTGATGCTTCTTGCTGGTGCTACGAAGATATCTGCTACGAATTGATTTTGATCAATTACGCTAGCAGGATTGTTGGATTCGTCACATACTACTGCATATGAACTTACACCACGCTTACCTTGAACTTCACGAAGGAAAGGCTCAACTAATTGTCTAAATTGTGCTCTTGTGAATGCATCGTTGAATTCAAAGAGTTGGAACTTAGCTGCTGTAGCAATTGTCTTCTCTAGAACATTGAATAGTCTGCGAACATTGATTCTATCAAATGCGCTTGGCTTGCTTTGTAGAGTCTTATCACCGAAGAGAATTGCACCAGATCCTTGGAAAGATACGATTGGATTGATGTTATTCTTATAAAGTTTGTCTCTATAGGTCTTTGATGGATTCCATACTAATTTTACTATGTTATTGATACGACCACGATCATATCCTGCTGGTGAATACCAAGGTTCTTTGGTATTATCTGTTCTTACACAGCAACCAGCGGTGTCACCACAAAGTGGGACATATAAGAATCTATCGTTATAACGATCATATTGATACTTAGCATTGCCGTCCATTACACCATATGATGATGAACCCACTGTTGTTCTGTAATTATTTAAAACGGTGAATGTTGCATCATCTGATTGTAGTGTTGCGTTTAAAACATCTAGTGGTTTTGCAGAAACAAATGCAATGCAATCTTGACGATTTGCTGCAATTGTAACTACTTCTTTTGCGTTTGCTGCAGTCATGTGACCAGCAATCAATAAAGAAACATCTACATCTTCAGAATTTGAGAATTGTTCTCTAAATGCTGAAACTTTATCAGATTCGGATGGTGTTAAATCATGAGCACCAGCAGCAAGAGAATAATTTTCAACATCTAAAAGAATTTTAAATGTTGATGATGGAGAAACTGCAGAGTCCCAAGCCAAAGTTCCTGCGCCTGCTTTATAGTCTCCGGAATCTGGTTTATCACCAACCCAAACATACTTAGAACGATTATTAATTACATTTCTCCAGAAAATACTATTTCCATCTCCAGATTTTGCGTCTGTTGCTTTAGAAATTTTAATATATTGTTCTAGAACCGTTCCTTTTTGACCAGTCCATGCACCATCCTCATCAATTACCAATACAGTAATTTCATCCTTTGCATCAGTATTAATTGCCGATGCATAATCTGATGTTCCTGGAACACCGTAAATATCGGTATATGTTGACCAAGAATCGGTTGTATTTGTTGTACTAGGATCGTTGGAATCGATAACGACTACTTTCAAACTATTGCCCAATTCTCCCGGATATTTTGCTGCCCATTTAAATCCATAACCATTATATGAAGCATTAGCAGTAGCGAATTGTTTTTCGAAATCTTCACGACTTTTGATTGTTACTCCATCTGCGTCTGATGCATCAGTTGCATTTATGTCGGATGCTCCTACTGCTCTTACAACTTGAAGAGCACCACCATATGATAAGAAATTTGAAGCAACATACCAGTCTATGGCATAAGTTGCTTCATTATATGGTTTACCAAAAACATCTGTTAATTGTTTTTCTGTTTCAATCAATACTCTTGTATCTGCTGGACCCCATTGAAAAAAGCCAGCGTAGCCAGCTGGGGTTGTTGCAATGGCAGGAATTACTGAAGTAAGATCAAATTCTCTAATTTCTACACCGGGACTTAGTTGAAATGCCATTTTTCTCTCCTTATTCGCCTATTTTGGTCTAAGGTTATGTATAAAAATCATTATTTCTATTTTCGGCATCCCTCCAAACCGTTCCTGTGTTATCTTTTTCTTCACCATACATAACAATTCCGTCGTCAATTACTCCGAATGGTGTCATTTCTTCTTCTAATTGTTTTAATTTTTCATCAAACACAGTCTTTCTTATGTCCAAATTGGTTAAATCTTTAAAATAGTTCTGAGTGGTTAGCCAACTAAAAAGAACCATACACATAACCAAGTCATCATTATGTCCCGAATCTGCTTCAAAGGAATTATTTTTTGAAATAAAAGACACCAATTCCTGTATGATATCGTAGTCTGCTATGAGTAGTTTGTTGGATTCTATCAAAGACTTCAATATAGAGCATCCTAGACGCTTTACAGCCTTTGTGGTGCGTAGTCCCAGTTGAACTTGACTACCTGCAGCAAATCCACCATCTAAGGTTTGACCCTTTCTTCCTCTAATGCTGGACATTAAAATATTATCATATTCTAGTTCATTATGGAGAAGATCCGCCACCTGACCACCAATATCATTTATTTCAACTAATATATAAGCATCATTATATTGTTTCGCTATTGGATATATGACATTAGGATATACCATAGGTGATATTTCATTATTTTTAAAAGTAGCAACTACTTTATATGGAGTTTTGGTTATATCAATAATTGTAAAGGCATGATAATCTTGACCAGTTCCTCTTGCGGTGTCTACGGTTAAAACATAAGTATGATTATTTGCTGGATTCTTAGAATCAACCACGGGTTTTTCATAAACTCTCAATCCATCTGTAGAGGTATGAATTGGAGTTTTATAAACCATAGTTCTGAGTTTATCTGCAGAGATAAGAGTATTAGTACTACCAATAAAATCACACTCGTGTTCAGTTCTAAATTTATCTTCACCTAAATTTTGAACTTCTCGTTTATACCAAGCATCATCTCTACCAGGAACATCAGACCAATGAACATCGATATATTTAAAACTATTTCTTCCTTCTATTGCTTCTATCCACAGTTTATAAAAAAGATTCAATCCATATGGTGTAGAAATTATAACCATTTTGGATGTATTACCAGATGTGATTGTGGGATAAACAGAACTATAAAAATCATTTGCTATATTTTCAGGGACATGTGCGAACTCATCTAGAAGAATATAGTTAAAAGATCCACCACGGATAGCAGAAGCAGATGTAGCAGATGATATTACCTTTGAACCATTTTCTAATTCTATAGAGTGTTTGTTCCACTCCTTAACACCCTGTTGTAACCATTTTGGTAAATTTTCATAAGCAACCTTTAAACGGTCCATGTGTCCTTTAGCCAACTTTTCTTTATTTGCTAAGATAGCAATAGTCTGGTTTGGATTGAACAATGCATGATGCAGAATATCGGAAATGATTGTTGTGGATTTACCACACTGACGAGGCATCTTTGCGATGACAAATCTATTTTCTCTTATTAGATTTACTAGTTTTTCTTGAAACGGATATAGATCAAAATTGACAAGTCCCTTATCAAGATTTACAATCTTAATATAGTTTTTCATAAAGTAAACAGGATCTTGAGAACACTTTAAATATTCTTCAACTTGCTCTTGAGTAAAGTTGACTGGAACATTTGTTCTCTTAAGATTCGGATTACCAAGATATGAGTTTTTATCACCTATCATTGATCAGTCTCAAGTTGTCTGATCTCCTGCATTTTGCCTCTTAAAAGTTTTTGTAATTCTGTTGTACTACCAACAAATATAGATTGATTTGTGATATTTTGTGCAGATTGTGTTGAAGCAGGGGATTCTTGTTTTATTTCTTTTAATTGTTTATGTAATTGTAGTAAATCTTTATTTGCATCTGCTACACTTTTAATCAGTTGAGATACTACTTCGTATGCTCTTGGGGAGTCACCTTCTGAAGCAACATGAAGAATTCCTTCAATTGCTTTATTTCCCTTTTCAATAATATCATAAAGATTTGACCGAACTGCTTGAAAATCTTCAGATGCTACATCGTTTTTATTTATTGGTGTAAGAATAACTGGTTCTTGCTCTACTATTTCACCAACAGATTTTGGCAAATTAAAAGCATCTTCTAACTTATTGTCAATACTCTTTTTATCTTCCATAATATACCTTTAAATTATTTATATCAAATCTTTAAGAATATTCTGACTCCAATAGTCATTTGCGTATAGTTGACTTCCAGTTTTTCCTGTGGTCGATATTGGATAACCATTATCACTAAATCGTTTTATAAAATCTACAAACTCTGAAAATGTTCTTTTTCTTACATTATTATTCCAAAACTCCCAATTACCACCCGAACTCTTTATCCAAAATCCACCACTATATGTTGCAGGATTGCTTAAATAGGTTGCGCTATTGAAATCTGGACTATAAAATAAACCTGAAGTTGCAGGAACTGTGGGGTCGCTGTTTGTAACAACATAATATTTATCTTTACTCTGTGAACTATTATCCGCCCATGTGCTAATATGGTTTATAGCAAATACATCTAAAGGAAGTGCAATATAATTTGATGTTGATAATTTAACATCAAATCTATTCGATGAATTATATTTTAATTTATTATATAATCTATAATGATCAGACAATCCATAAATCACATGTAAATACCAAAAAGGACTTGACACCAAATTAATTCCTGACCAATTTTTAAAGTTTCTTGTTTGACCACTATGTGTTATAGAACTTGGTAAACCAAACGGATCACTTGATAAATTTCTTACATTTGATGCATCTCGTGTAAAGAAATAGTTCTCTATTCCGTTCAATGGTATTCTAAAAATTATACTTGCTTCATTATTTTTTATATGATTTTCCCAAATTGCTCTTTCGGAAACATTATTTGCATTATTTCTAGTTGGATTTTCTGGATCAGAAACCCACATCCAGTATTCTCCAGCAGCAAAATTTTTCCAACCCGAATCATATAATGTTGTTTGAAGAACTCCTTGATAACCACTATTACCTGCATCTAGACACTGTGCTTGTTGTTTATCTGTGGGTCTTGCCTCTGCAAATACAGTTATGCCTGCATTTTCTAGTGCAGTTTTAACATTCCAATCCGATAATTCTAAAATATCTGTTTTATATACTCCACTTAAAAATGATTCATTAAATATAGAAGTTGCATTGTTTCTGTTTCTTGGAGTTCTATTAAAACTGGTCATCGTTCTATACAAAGAAATATTATTTGCTGTTGCTGAATTTGAAGCAGCATCAAAACATATACTTAATTTTCCTTTATTTTTATTGACAACACTACCAGCCATATAAATTAAATCACTTATATAATCGTTTAATTTTGTTGTGAACGCTGCATCTCTTGCAGCATCATTTGCTCCTAAAGAATTCCAATATGTTGTTGTCTGTTCTCTGTAATCTGGAAATCCCATAAAAGAAGGCAAATATATTGTAACATTGCATGGCTCTGTTATTGCTTCTCTACCAGATGAAACTGATGGTGTCATTCTTCCTTCAATTAATGCTCTTACAGCTTCTTTAAATCCTTTCCATGTTGAAGGACATTGATAATCTGGTGTGGTTCCATCTGTATTTTTATAAGTTCCTGCAGTATATGCAGCATTTGTAAATTTATTTTTTCTTTCTAAGTATTCGGTTGCACCACAATATCCAAAACCATCATCTCGATGACCACCAAATGGGAAGAATAAGAAGAAACTTCTCATTCCCCATTTATAAGAACCAATAACATGTTCATATATGATATTGTGCCATGGACTAGAATTAACGGGATCTATTGGATTTTCTTCCCAAGGAAATGCTCTTCCGTTCGTTATAACAGATCCTAAATTTCCAGTAACTCTTGCTCCAGAATAAGTTGCTATAACTTTATTATTCCAACTTAAATATTTTTCTGTTGGTTGTGTTCCTCCAGAAAAACTTATTTGAGAATAATATTGATTTTTTGGGTCGAGTTCTTTATTGATATCTTTACCTAAAGAAATAGATCCGGGAGATCTGAAGAAATTAGAAACAAACAAATTTTGACTTGCACTTGATGTTATGTTAATTGGATCACCAACTGTTCTCTTGTTGTAATTTGCAACAAATATATTACCAGTGAATGTTCCTCTTGAAACATCCTTATATGTACTCTTTAAAAAAGAAACTTTAGAATCTATATAATTTCCATGATAAACATAAACTTTAAGGAAGAAATTATTTAAATTATCATTATAAGTATTATCAAAATTAAAAGGACAAGTAGAAAGATTTACATTAACACCTACAAATGCATTACCATCTGATCCCGAAAAATTAAATATACTACTTAAATTTGCTCTTCCACTTATATCACATTGATAGAAAAATATATTCTGTCCCTTAAGATAAAATTTACAATTTTCAAAAGTACAACCTTCAAAAGTACACCCATCCATTATTAATTGATTATATTCTTTTGTTCCAAATGTTATATTTGTAAATACACAACTTTTAAATGTTGTGTTTCTCATGTCTACTGGCAATATTGAACCTGTTTGTTTTTTTACAAAATCTGAATTATTACCATCAAAATGAATATGTTCAAATTTTCTATTTCTTAAATTTTTACAGGTTGTTACACCCGATACTGTGATGTTCATATCCAAACCAGCAACTGTAACAAAATTAGAGGCATTACTGAAATCAATCATGTATGTCTTAACATCAGATGGATAATTTGTGCCTTTTATTTTTAAATTTGGTTTTGATAGGACAGTTTCTGCAGTTGTTGGATTTAAAGCAGACTCTAAAATAAAAGATGTTCCAACACTCATAGAAGTTGTAGATATGGTGGATTCATTTAGAGGATCTTTATTGTCTACACACTTTACAATTATTTTTCTCTTTAAATATCTGCCATTTTTTACTCTAGAATAATCAACTGGAGTCCAAGGTCCTCTCGTTATAGTTTTGTATAAATTATAGTCTGATTGATCTTCTGGTGTACTTATGGATCTATTTGCGGGACTAAGAGGACCTCTATAAAAAGCAGAATTGGTTTCATCCAATTCTATTTCATAATATCCCACATCTAAGCATTCTAATGCTCTTGCAAAATTGTAAATAGTTACACTAGAAGATGTAACATCTGAATATTCAGATCTTAATAAGTTAGCATAGTTTTCAAACATATCATGTTCTCTTGCTTTTGTATAATTAAAATGAGAACTGTCTAACCAATGATATGTTGGCATAATTGGAGATGCATCTATTTCGGTATAAATTATATCTCCAGGATTTCCTGGTGTATCTGTAACTGTAAAACTGGTTTGTGTTAAATAATTTTTTATCTGAGTTAATGGATCTGTAAATGATGCTCTATATTGTATTCTTATACAATCTGCTCTTAAAGCAGCCATCTCACAACCCCAAAAAGCAAAAAATTTATCTTTTTGAACCACAAAAACTTCTTGATTGTTATAATTAGGATCTTTTATTTTTACAGCAGGAGCAACTGATCTTATTCCTGCTACTCTTCTTAATCCTAAAAAGAAACTTTGATCGCTATAATCTGTCATTACATATGCCTCAATGAAATTTTAGTTAAATTGTGCATTACATTTTTTTCTTGATTTAATCTACTTAATAAATCTTGTGTTGTTAAATTTGAAGGAAATTCTCCATTATAAGATTTATCAGTATCTGTTCTATATTCAAGTATATTTATAGTCATTCCATTTCTAGTAACTTGTCCCGATGTTGGTGGAAATGTTGTGTTTCTTGGTCCATAATACTCAAAATTATTTATTTGTTCCCAAGATAATTTTGTTTTATAAAATT